TAGTCATCCTCTGTCGGCTCGCCTGGCCAAATCACAGTCACGGTCTCACCGCGCGGGAAGCCGTTCACCCGCGCCTCACCGAGATCATGCCGAGCGTCTGCCGGTACCGCTTCAACGCGTCCCGGTCGGCTTGGCTCATCATCACAGCCACACCAGTGCCCGCGACGTCCAGCTGGTAGGAGTACGGGCCGATCGTCTCCGACCGCACACCCCCGGCCATCGTCGGCGCCGTGAGAGTACGCAGGACCATGCCGCACACCACCGCGACCACGTCGGCCGGCACGTCGGCGTACCCATGGGTGTAGGTCACCCGGTAGGTCCCCGGGTAGCCGTCGTCGTCCCACCACACGGCGGGAAGGTTGATGACAAAGCTGCCTTCACCGACGCGGATCTGGTCGAGACCGTCCCAGATCCAGTCGATGACGGTCACATCCGGTGCGCCGTCCCCGCCGATCGCGATGACGGAGGTGACAGCGGTGACGGGACGCTGCGGTAGGCGGATCGTGCCGCCCTGTCCCCGCAACGTGGCCTGGTCCGTCGCCGTCGTGAAGTCCTGACCGGTGTAGGCCCGGACCATCGCAGACGCATCCGTCAGCAGAGCACCAGCACGGGTCGCTTCCACGTCGGTGAGGTAACGCCCGAGCCTCGCTGCGAGGTCTTCCGGTGTGGCGAGATCAGTCATCGCGACCTCCCCATCACGCGGGAACAGGGATCGGGAGTTGGCGGCGAAGCTTCGCGGGGATACGGCCGAGGTCCTCCACGGCGACACACCAGCGTTCGAGGTCCGCCGCCGGGTCGAGTTCCGCCGCGCGTTTCTTCGCACGCCGGGACGCGCCGTTCCACCGCCGCTTGTCCAGCAGCAGCTTCAGTGCGGTCTCCCACGTGTCGAGGTCGCCGCGGTCCGCGAACGTTCCTGCTTCTCCGAGGGACTCCCGCAGCCCTTCGGTCGGATGAGCGATGACCGGGATGCCGGAGCACGCCGCTTCGATGCCGGTCCGGCCCCACGACTCATGAGCCGAGGGCATCAACAGGATCCGTGTCCGGGCATACACCTCATCCCGCATCCGATCCGCGGGCACATGGTCGAGGATCTCCACGTTCGGCGCCTGCTCGATGACCTGCTTGCCGTAGCCGCCCTTGACGCCGAGGAACCGCTGATCCGGAAACCGCTCAGCAAGCCGGTAGAACACGTCCGCACCCTTGTCCGCGGACAGGTTGATGAGCGTGATGCACTCACCCGGCGTCGTCGCATACTCGGCCAGGTCGACCGGTGGGTGCACGATGATTGACCGGCCGTGATGCTGGTCGCCGAAATGCGCGGCCATCTGCCGGGAGTTGAACACCATCAACGACGCCCCGCCGCGGCGGAGACTCGACGCTGTCTGGCTGCCCGTGTTGTGGCAGATCTGGATGACGGGAACACCACACATCTGCCCGAGCGTCGTGGCCCGCCCGGCGTCACCCATGTGGGTGACGATGACGTCCGCGTCGGAGAGGAACCGGAACGGATCCGATTTCCCTGTGTGCGGCCACACGCGGACGCCATCCAGCACATACGGCGGACCCTCGGCAATCGACAGGACAACATCCGCTTCGTGGCCACGCGCGACCAGCGCGCGCAGCAGGCTGTGGGTCATCAACCACGAACCCACGCCTGCGGCCGGCGGGTAGGCGGCGACCATCGCCAGGATCCGCACAGTCACCTCCATGCGCCCCTGCTGGGCGGCAGGCGCAAGCCCGGCCGCCCAGCATCAGAGGCTTCGGTCAGTTGGAACCGGCGACGTTGTCCGCCGTGGTGGCCTGGACCGCGCCGAACGCGAACCGGGTGTTCGAGTCCGCGTTCAGGGTCGTGACCGGGTTGGAGGTCGCGTAGGCGACACGCATCGTGACACGCAGCGCCACCGAGTCCTGCTGCATCAGGTTCAGGACGACCACACCGGAGGCGTCGGAGATGACGCCCTGGTCGAACATTTTGAAGCTGATGTCCTGGCGCATACCGATGATGCACTTGGACCAGTCGCCGGCGATCAGCTCGGCCTCATCGGCGTCCCAGCTGCCGTTGATGACCTCACGGATCGGGTAGCCGTACAGGTTCCCCGGACCGCGGCCGTCCTGCATGTTCGCCTGGTAGATCGGCTGCTTGTCGCCAGCCGAACGCAGCCCGGCGAGCTTCCACGCCAGGCCCGGCCGGGACGCGAACCCGTTGATCGCGAACCCGTCCTTGGCGATTTTCTCGCCGAGGGACGCGACGTCGACACCGAAGTCGTCGCCGGTACCGGCGCGAACCGTGTTGCCTGCGGCGACCAGCGACGGGTAGATCGCGGCCGGCCAAGACGCGGGCTTGTCGAGACCGAACAGGCCGGCGCCGTCGATCTTCGCGCCGAGGGCCTCGGTGATCCGTGGGCGGACCTCGTCCCACAGCGGGACCTGCGCGTCGTCGAGGTACGCCTCCGGGATCGGCACGATCACCGCGAGTTCCTCGGCGACCAGCGACACATTCCGCCAGTCCACAGACGAGGTCTGCTTCATGCCGGTGTCACCCGACACCCAGTACGCCGTCGGGAGGACGTCCAGGACCGGCTGACGCTGGCTCTTGCTGGACATGCGCACCTGGCCGCCCTGCGCGAGCAGGAACGACTGGGTCGGCATCTCCTGGATGATCTGGTCCGAGACCGGGGTGGGGATCAGCGGGTCATCGCTGGAATCCCGGGTGATGGAAGAGTTGTAGGTGGGCACGGGGGCTCCTTTCAGGCATGCAGCGGCTCCGGCCCCGTGCCACGAGTCCGGTTGCTGCGATCAATCAGGGGTTAGGTACGGCCCGACCACTGGCGCAAGATCGCGTCCATGTCGGTGGGCCTTTCGTTCGCCGGTTTCGCGCCAGCGGTGAGGGATTCCACCGGCCGTGTCGGCGTAGGCGGCTTCTTCTCCGGCTCAGGTGCCGCAGCCGGTGTGGCAACGGCGGCGAGTTTCTCGGCGAGGAGCTGGGCTCGAGCGTCGATCTCCTCGTCCGTGCCGTTACCGAGCAGTTCGATCAGATCAGCAGGGATGTTGTGCGTTGCAGCGGCCATCAGACGGGTGTTCGTGACCCGCATGCTGCTGGCGCCCTTCTCAGCAGCCTCGGCACGCTCGATCGCCTTCTGCAGCTCCGTCTTGTCGCGGTCCTCGAACTCCTTCAGGCGCGCTTCAAGCGCGGTGAGGTTCTTCTCGGCGTCGCGCCGAGCCTTCCTCTCCTCCTGCAGAGCACGCTTCCCGCCGTCGCCGAGCTTCGCCTCATCGCCGCCGGATTTAGCTGCCTTAGCCGCCTCGTCCTTACCGGCGTCCTGCTGGTCGTTCTGCACCGCATCAGCGAGCGCCTGCTCGACCTGAGTGGTGTCATCAGCCTCGGTCGCCGAGGCGGTGCTGTCAGATGCGTCGGACATCGCGTCCTGGCTCATCGTGATCTTCTTCCGGTCAGCCAACGTCCACATCGCGTGGACACGGCAGGTCAGCCCGCCTCCGATCTGGGTGCGGGCATGAAAAAGGCGCCCGTGAAGGCGCCTGGTCTATGTGTGCAGGGTGGGGCTACGAGCCGGAGTTCATAGAGCCGTCAGCAGCCCACGTGGCCGGGATGAGGAAGCTGAGCTTCAGCTCCGCGGCGCGCTTGACGATGAAACGGCGGACTTTCGCCTGCTCGTCAGGGCCACCCGCGACCCTGCCGACGGCTTTGATCGCCTTCTGCAGGTCGTCCTTGTTCGCGATCGGGAACTGGCCGGCGCGGTTTTGGTTCGGTGCGGGCATCGGCTTGCCTCGCTTCATCATTTCGCGAAGCGGATCGATCTCGCCGTCGGTCATGGTCACTCCTGTTGGTTGCGGTTCTCCCAGTACCGGCGCCACGCGTTGACCGCAGCGTTGCCGGAATGCCCCTGGGTGGCCTGCACCCACTGGTCATAAAGGTCATCGGCATGGTCGAGACGCGGATCGTCTTGGTGGAAGACGGCGGTCACGGTGCACCCGCAGTGGTCGTGCCATTTGAACTGGCCGCCGCCAACGAACTCGGCGTTCTTGCGGCCACCGGCAGTCTCCGCTGACTTGTAGGCAGCCCCGCGGGACGCGAGCATGGAGCACCACGAGCACGGGTCCGCGTCAGTGACGCGCATCCACCCGATCGCATCTCCATCGGCCTGGACGGTCTCAGCGACGACGGACCGGCCGCCCTCCAGCGCCAACCGCGACGCCGTCCCCGACAAGGTCACCGCACTGCGGTCGAGCGCCTGAGATGGCGTCGACCCCGCCTTCAGTGCCCGCTGATACATGCCAATGCCAGTGACATCGACGTTCGCCATCAGACGTTCGTCCGGCAGATAGATCGGGGCAGCCGTCGAGAACGGTGAGTGGACGCCGGCAGCGGAGCGGAGTTGCGGGTAATACCGGGCGGCGAGGTCCGCTGACTGCTGGCGCCGATCCCTGATGAGCGCGGCAACCGCCATGCGGGTGGCCGCCCACGACGGGCCCGGGTCCGCAGGGTTGAACATGGCCTTCAGCAGCCGCACGAGGTCCCGGGTGAGGACCGCAGCGATCAGGACCTGCTGCCGCCTGTACTGGTCGGTGAGAACAGCTTCGTCACTGAGGGCCATTGGCGGGACCGGTCAACTCGAGCTGCTGCGCCGGCGGAGCCACTGGCTGGGCCTGCTGCGGCGGAGGCGGCGTCATCTGCTTGCCGATGATCCCGTTGAGCTGGTTCATCGCGTCGCCCTTCGCTGCGGCGGTCTGCCAGCGCTCAACGTCCGTCTGTGTGACGCCGGGGATTTTCTCCCACAGC